ACCCATAGTACTTTTTCCAATCAGATTCTTTTTTTACTCTACGTTTTTTCCCTGGAGGTTTTCGATGAGACCAAAAATACTTTCTCCCAATGTATTGTCGTTGGTTGGTGAGATTGGTAATGTTATAAACAAAACCATAGTAGTCGTTAATATCGTCACTAGAAAAAGGTCTGTCACAATATATCCAGGGATTTTCATAGTCAATATCTATACTCATCAAGTGCATCAAGTACCATATTGAGGTATTTATGGGCGAGTTCTTTCTCTCCCTCCCATACTTCTGGTCCCTCGTTATCGACTTGATGCTTCAATTTTAGCACACGAATCTTGAATTCGTCTTTTGTTACAGCATTCTTTGACATAAAAAAAGAGGAGTGTTACCTCCTCTATCTATGTTATTTGTCTGTGGTTATTCCAATCCACTCTTCTTTGTAGTCTATGTTTCCAAACATATAATCATCATACTCTGCTGCTCTTCGATAGGCATCTAGAGACAACTTAACAATATCATCAGAGTTTGAATCCGCTGAATGTGTCTTTTTTGACATCTTGTTTAATCCCGCCAACTACATATGATTCTACTTCCGTCTCCTGAGGGGCAACCTGGAGACCCTTGGAGGAAATCCAGTGCTGCGTCCAGGGCAGAGGGTTAGCAGAAGCAGCAATATCGTATTGAGGTCTCAAACCAATCGCCTTAAGACGACGGTTAGCAGTCCACTCAACATACTGCTGAAGCAACTTATCATTCAGACCAATCATAGAACCGTCTTTGAACAGATAGTCTGCCCAACGCTTCTCTTCATTTACAGCACGGTCAAATGCCTTATAGGTCCACTCCTCTTCTTCCTTCATGATTTGCTTCATCTCAGGATCATCACCCTGTTTCCACTTGTTCAAGATGTTTTGGGTGATTGCTAAGTGTTGGTTTTCGTCTCTTGCGATGAGACTAATAATCTTAGCGGATCCTTCCATAAGCTTAAGTTCGCCAAAGGCGAAAGAACAAGCAAAACTAACGTAGAACCGAATACCTTCAAGAATGTTAACGTTGGCGACTGCTCTGTAGAGTTTCCGTTTGACATCTTTGATTTCCCATTGAGATGTAGGTGAACTTCTAAAGTCTTCACGCCACATATTACCGCCGCCCCATTGCTGGGCACAACGAATGAAGTCATCATAAGACGATGTAACGCTGCTAGCGCGTTCTAGAATACGCTCGTCAGTAACGATCTTATCAAACACC